CCTTTAAGTTTGTTGTTAAAAGAACGAGGGGTTAATCCGTACAATTCTTCGTAAGATAACCCCAACATTCCTAAACCAATTTCTTCAAGTTTATCCCAATTTATATCACCACCTTCAGAGTCTACTTCCTCTCCCTCTACTACTTTCCCTCGTCTTGGGGTTGGTCTAGTTGGAAAGCTTCAAATATCTCATTAATCTTAGAGAAATCTTCGTTGTCAAGCCACTCTTCGATGTCAACTATTTTATAAGCAAACTTTTTACCTTCTTTCTTAGCTCCGTATTTTAATCCGAAGTAAGCGATAACACCAATGTGGTCTATCTCAGAACCTAATAAATTTAACTCATTTAGCTTCAATCCTAGTTTGTTACAGATGGCTTTTAAGCACAAGTAACTAAATCTGATTGGTCGCTCTTGACCACCTAATTCTACCTTTTTCATAATCCTATCTACCTTTTATTTGTTACTATTCCTACTATGCTTTAGTTAAAACTGATGTACCTGTAAGAGAAACAGAGAAAGAAGTGTTTTCTTCTACACCTGCGTCTGCTGATACACTTGTAATTAAAGCGTTACCTGTATAAGTTTCAGTATCAATATTGAATACTGCTGCTACAGCTGCTCCTGCTATTAGTAAGTCGAAACAATCAGCCATAGAAGCGTCTGTTGCTGCTAAATCAACAAAAGCATCTCCACTCATTTCCCAAGACTTTAATCCTCCAAGCGACTCTGACCAACCAGCACTAGACTTAGTAGTTGAATCTCTTAAATCCATACTTATAGATAAAGATGCTGAAGTTGCGTGTGCCATAACCTCGCCTGCTACGGATAATGTTACTGCTGTTGCGTTTTGAATTGCCATTTTATTTAGTTTTTAATTATTAGACAGTTGAAAATTATGTTCTTGTAGAATTTCTCGGCACTCTTAAAGTATTCATCATCTAGGGTTTCAAACCTAAATTTTGCTGTATAAGAAATGCCATCTTCTGTGTATGTCACAGCAACCAAATCCAAAGCTTCTACAGTTGCTTTAGCTTGATTGTATGTCGTTAAGTAACTATCTGCAAAACAAGCGATACGAATTGAAACATCGCACGAGTTTAATGAGTTACCTTTACTTAAAAAATTACTTACATTCATTATCTCGAATGTAGTTGATGGGTAAGTGACCCCTTGTGGTATAATCACAGGAAAAACCTTATTACTACCGTTAGCAGCTATAAAGTTGGCTGAAGCGTTTAGCTTCGTTATAATCTCTTTTCCTATTGCTTGAAACATACCTTATTTAAATCCAGCTTGTTTAATCATCTTGTCTAACATCTTCATTACATCTCTTTGAGCTGTAGCTGATATTTGTGACCCTTTTTGGTCGAAAACTTCCTTTGGGAAATCGTGCATAGGACTTACCCTACCTACTGATTTTCCACTCTTATGGAATCTTTCCTTCGTACCTTGTATTAACATCGCTGCTAGGTTACGACTCGTCTTATCTTTAACCCAAGTTGTATTAACTCTTTTTAATATAGCTCCTACATATATACTTGGAAACCTAGACCTCTTAGCTGTTTTTAAACCTATAGAGTCTGCTGTAGATTTTCCTTGTATCTTAGTTTTAGATTTAGGGTCATATCTAACACCAGGAGTTTTTGTTTTTATTCTGTACTTATATTTAGCCTTTAAAGCTTTTTTAGCTATTTCAGCCGCTGGTCTTAACGCTTTATTTACAAGAGTCCTCGATTGTTTAGATGAGTTGCCAAGCTTACTTAAAGCTCTCTTAACTCCATTTAATCCCTCTACCCTTATTCTATTAGACTTTGCCATAATAGATTAAACTGGTGACTCTGTTGGTAAATCTTGGTTTACAAATATCTCTATAAACTCTTTTCTAGGGTCAATTACATATCCTAAAATATCGTAAGTTTCTCCTGTACTAACTTCCTCTATTATCCAATTAGATTGTATCACCTTCGTTTCTGAAGAATACCTAATAGTATAGACGAATCGAGAATAAGATTGTAACTCGTTACCTTCAAACTTCTCCTTAACATCTCTAAGCGACTTTACGTTCTTATTAGCCCACACGGTCGTATGAGTTGAGTAAGTCGATGAAATCCCTCCAAATGCGTCTTGAGTAGCATTTAAAGACTTTAAGTTAATCCTTTGATTAAACTCTCCTGCAAATATCTTGCTTATGAACGCTGCCATCTAGTGGTAACATTTATAAGGTTGTAATAATATCTCAGAAGCCATAGGGAACTTTCGTTTTCTATCCTCTCTGAAATAGTACATATCAGATACTATTAATTTAATGGCTTGTTTTATCGCTTCAGGAACATCAGTAGCCGAAGCTCCGAAACCTGTAGAATAATTAAACCAAAATACATTAGCAGCGTTATCTTTTAAAGTTGTACTCGTAAAATCACTACTCAAATAAGCTATAGATGGATTCGAGTACGCATCAATATAAGCATCGTAAGAACCTTGCTCTACATTATCAGAGTCTACCCAATTAACAGGATATACAGCAGTAACTCCTTCTGAAGCCACAACCGATAGTAAAGTACAATCAGGATAAATTAATGAAGCCACGCTCTGAACTTGATTGAAGTACAATTTATAATCGTGTGTAATGAAGTGACGACCACAAAAGTGTTCAGCCATTTCGGTAGCTGCATCAATATAGACTCCTAATAAATCGTTTTCATCGGATGTATCTATACGAAGGTGAGCTTTAATATCAGGAACCGATACTACCTGAGTAGTTGGGTTGGTAGATAAAACTAAATCACCTTGAGTATGTGTATTTGGATTCAGATACATAGAGTTAATTATGAGTAAGTGTAAAGTAATAATAGGAGAGGCTCGTTTTATAGAACCCCTCCGTATATTATTTGATTATTAGGCTACAGCTGTAATTGAAGTACCTTTAACAAATGAACCTGATTGAGTTACACCCCAGTCAATGTACTGATTTACAATTAACTTAACCTCAGCGTTTGAAGCTAAAGTGTAAGGGTCAATCGTAATATCTAAACCACCGAACATTCCGATAAATAACTTAGAGAAATCTCCGAACAAGAAATCAGCAGTTCCATCAGAAACACCAGCAACACGAGCTACTTTAGTACAACCAATTGTGTAATAAGTTGGGTAACCGTTTACTAAATTCCCTTGAGAACCTACAGTAACAGAAGCAACTTGAGCAGAACGCTTCAAATCTTTCATTAAAGCAGGGTTAGCTACATAAGCTAAGTTTCCTTGTAAACCTTCACCTTCAGCAAGTACAGATTCAGCTTCACAGAAATCATCAAATATAGATGCATTTGCAGAAAAAGCATTAGCTGTAATCCCAACTACACCTGATGTAGCAGCAATCGCTCCTGGAGCAGAAGATACATTAGCAGCAGCGAACATAGCAGCATCAATCTTTGCACCAGCAGCACGACCTAAATCAGCAACTATAGCTTGTTGAGCTCCCATTCCGTTTTGCATTAAAAGTTGCTTAGAGATAGCTACGGTAGAAGATAATCTCAATGGAGTTAAATCTAATTTACCGAAGTTTACACCTTGTTCAGGAGAAGTAGCAATTTCACCTTCCCAAGCTACAGTTTGTTTTCCTGTAATTGGTAAACGAGTATCAGCAGAAAGACCTGTAAGCATATTTGCACCTACTTGATTGAATACAGAAGCTTCTCTTAAAGCCTCTTGGTAGCCCATTACTACTGTTGGAGCAATAGCTGAAGCTGCTTGTGTTACATCAGCACGACTTTCTAATAAACGAGAAGGAATACCTAATCCGTTGATTGTACGACCAGCTGCTCTAGCTTCTTCAACAGCTTCATCGTGAAGTTCTTTCTCAAGACCATCTAAACTGTTGTTCATTAAGCCATTAATAGCTTTAAATAGGGAATAGCCTCTTACTTCAGACTTATCGTTTGTTTTCATAACTTCTACTTTAGGGGTTTTTGATGCAATTTCAGCATTCAAAGACTCTTGACGTTCAACCGTGTCGATGTCTTTTTTTAATTTATCGATAAGGTTCATTTTCTCATCGTATGAAACTTGTTCAGTTTCGGTAAAGTCACGGACTTCGGTTTTACAAGCTTCTAACATAACATTAGATTCCGTAATTAAACCAGCACGTTCTTGACGTAATTCTACAGAGTTTTTCATCTTTTAAAATTTACTTTTTAGTTTTAATTCGTTTTGCAAATAATTGATTTTTCTAAGTGTTTCTTCACTTTTATCGCTAATAGCCTTTAACTCGTCTATCTCAACTTGTTTAAGTTGGTCTAGTGAACGTAAAGCTACATCTGTGTTAGCATAAGCACCAACACCCACTATAGAAACATCAAATAATCTACCGATTTTTGTTATGCTTCTTTTATGTACATCACCCTCTTTACTCCAATCATCTTCGTCTACTGTAAAAGCAAATGATGATTCATAAAGTAAACCTCTACGCATAAGTTCAGCGACATCTTTACCTGTAGAAGTATTTGGTAACGTACCATCGTATCTTAACCCTCTCTCATCTATTGTTAATTTAAGAGTACCACCTTGATTCCTATCTAAGATAGCGTTCATATCGTGGTTGTATGTTAAGATTACATTATCATCTAAGCGACCATCAAAAGCTCCACGAGAAATAGTTTCGTAAAACCCTAAATCTCTGCTTTCGTGCTCAAATAATGAAGCGTACCCACTAACTCTAATTTCATCTGAACTTTCGTCCATACGAACCTCGCAGTCAGTAGAGTAAACTCTAATTTCTTTATTATTCTTATTCTTGTTCATCATCTTCGATAGGTTTTTTATTATCAATATCAGCCCTAGATGTACCTTCACCTAATCTATCTATAGGCATCATATTAGATTGCATATAGTAAGATTCAGAAGCACCACCGATAGCGTTTAAATCCTCTAATGAACGAACTTCATCAGGTGACATAACTCCGATATTAACTAAGGTTCTGTAATAATCTGCTCTAGCTTTAGAATCTCCTCTAAGTATAGCATTAAGATTGAACTTAAAGTACTCTACACCTCTTTTCTTAAAAGGGATTAGTTTAGCGTTCAATTCAGACTCGATACGCTTAATCCAAGGTGTTATAGTGTGAACAACGAAATCTATTTGCTGTGCCTCTATGTTTGAGTAAGTTGCGTTAGATAAGTCGTTCACGAGGTGATTAGGAACTCTGAATATACGACAAATGTCAGATATTTGATATTCCCTAGATTCGATAAATTGTGCTTGATTGTTTGGTATAGAACGAGCTTGAAACTCCATTCCTTCTTCAAGAATAGCTGTCTTACCTGTGTTATTAGTACCAGCGTAATTACTCGACCAAGATTCTCTAAGTCGTTTAGCTGTTTCAGGTTTAAGCGTTCCTGGGTGTTTAAGGATTCCTCCTACGTTTGCTCCGTTCTTAAAGAAAGAACCAGCGTGTTTGTCTAAAGCGATTGCTATACCTAAAGTTTCTGCTGCTACTTCAATAGGAGCTTTACCTTGAATACCATCGAAGGATAAACCTTTGATGTGAAGCATATCGATTCCTTTAACTCGACCCACATAAGGGTAGATGTTATTAGAATCATTCTCGTTTATTACATAATAAACTTCCCTTCCTTTCGGTGAAGTATAAATATCAACATCATTACATTCGATAGGATGAAGCCCTATAGGGAAACCACCATTATCTCTCTCTATATAGGCATAAAAATTACCCTCCATACTAAGGTCTACGAGCATACGCTCAAAGAACATAAATGAATTAAATAAAGGCGAAGGTTGCTCTCCTACTAAGAAGTTTAACGGACTATCCTTCTTTACAGTTTTATTACCATTAAAATCTTTCTCATATTGAGATATAGGAAGGGAAGCTATAGTTTCCGATAGAACCCTCACACAAGACCATACGGCAGCTACTCTTAGAGCTTGGTCTTTTGTAACGACCTCACCTGTAGAGTTACCGAAAGCATTACCTATGATGGTATTACCGTAAACACTTCTTTGCTCTAATTCCTTAGAGTCTTTGTTCTTGCTGAAAAAATCGAATATACCCAAATCTATGATTTTGTGAATAGTATTACAGTATTAAATAGTATAAACTACCACTATGTGAACCTATTTTACAAACTATCTTTTAAATCATTTAAGGTTTTAGCTAAGACTTTATGTACATACCTAGTGCTAACACCCTTAATTTTAGCTATTTCCCTTATTTTTAACCCATATTCGTACTTTAAATAGACTATATTCTTAGCCATATCGTTAGATAGATTTAAAGCTTTTAACCAAACTACATCTGCTGTGTAATCGTATTCACTTGAAATAAGGGGGTTTTTAGGCTCTCTAAGACGATAAGTGTTATGGAAGGGGCTAGATGTAGACAAGACTTGATTGGTGACCACACGAGCCACGAAATAGCGTAATTGATTTGTTTCGTAAAGAGATTGTACAGTTTCCTCCATTTGAGATAGGAGTATTAACGAAATGTCTTGAACTAAGTCGTCAAGCAAGTGCGAATCTTTATTGTTCGATAACACACTAGCACATATATCTCTTATAGTACCTTGCTCCTGTGCGATTATTTCATTTTTAGATAAAGAATATTTCTTTTCCATCGTATGCTGAGTTACCTCCGTTTTTATTTTGCATTGCCTCGCTGATAGCCATTACACAAGCTACCACACCATCAATCTTTTCGTTTGACTTTCCTTTATCAGGCTTCACGTTTCCAGCACTATCGAAAGTTAATACGATATTAGACATCATCCATCTAAGTACAGGATTTCCACCGTGTCGAATGTTTCCTCCTAAAATTAATGTTTCAAATTCCTTTGTAGCTGGACTCATCGTCTTATAACCTTGACCTACAGGTATCATCGGACAACCTTCTTCTGTTAGGTCTATCACAATCTGTGAAGCGTTCCATCTATCGTAAGCTATCATACGAATGTCGTATATCTCAGATAAATCTCTAATCTTTTGTTTAATGTAGTTGTAATCGCAAACATCGCCTGGAGTTAGTTCGACAAAACCTTCTCTAGCCCACTTTGAGTAGTTTACCTTATCTCTTTCTGAGCGTTTATGAGCGTTCTCTTCAGGTATAAATGAGTAACTTAAAATATCGTAACCTCCGTTATCATCAGGGAACATTAAGGCTAAAGAAGTAATATCCCTCGTAGATGCTAAATCTAATCCTGCGAAACAAGGCTTTCCCTTTAAGTATCGCTCGTTTACTTCTCCATCGCATTGCATCCATTTTTCATCACTAATCCACCTCGCTTCGTTGGCTACCCATTGATTAAGGTGCAAACGCCTCCAAGTATTTTCAAAAGATGGTTCGTTTTTAGCCTTTACAGCTTGTTGGTGCATATACTCTTTAGTGATGATAGTTCCGTAACCAGGGTTAGCCTTTTTCCAAACCTCTTCGTCAAATATATCATCGTCTATATCTGCTTCGTACACAACCCCTAAGAACGAATCGTCCTCGATACTACCATCGATAAGCTTCTTTGCGTAATCGTATAGCTCTTTGCTTATATGGTC